TTTGGAATCAAATGTAGAGTTAGGAAACATTAAAGGTAAATGATCAAACTTAACTTTCTTTCTTTCTCGAAAGACATGATCAATCCTATCATCAGGTCCAGTATCTAATACAACATGAGGAAGTGGTATTGCAGAGAAGTTAATTGGATTTAAGGAGTCACCTTCCTCAACGCATAAAATGCCAGTACCAACAGCTAAGTCCATAAAAGATTCATGAACCTCTTGGCTAAAGTTAGAGTTCTGCAAAACCTCGAACACATAGTTCGTTACTTCATCTAACTGATTATCAACCTCTTCTCGCTCTTGTGGATCTACTTCACTGCCAGAAACAAAGTCTGCCCATCGAGCAAAGTTAGGAACAATACCTGATTGCAATCTACTTGCAAACTCTTGAGTACCTACTACAGCAGTCTCGTCAAATATCTTTTCATCTCTACGTTGACCATGCTCTTCATAGTAAAAAGATTCTCTTTGAGGCAAAGCATACTCATAGCATTCCTCAAAAAGCGAAACCCATTGTTCACGAAAACCTTTCGCCTTTCGATACTTCTCTATAAAATGCTTTGCTATATTATCCATTAAGTAAACCGACCTAAGTATCCAGAAGCACCGCCAGCAGCACCAGTTTGTTGAGTTGCTCTAAACAAAGAACGTCTAGCTGTTCCACCTCTTGCGCCAGCATCTGCAACACTTGATTCTAATGCAGCAGATATATCTTTTTTCTTTTGTTTAGCTCTACGCTCAACTTCTTTTCTTTCAGCTTCTTCTGCTGCTATTCTATCTTCAGCAGCAGCCGTTTCTTCTGCTTGAGTTGGGCCACCACCTCCACCGCCAAAACACATAATAAAAACTCCTTTTTTTCTTCCTAGTCACAAAGTTAAAATAAAATCAACGCACAAATTGAAAAGCACTCTTTTTCTTAGGTCTACCAAATAGATCAAAACTTCTCTTTGCAACAATAGGACGCAAAGGTTTTTGGTTATTCATCAAGGCTCTACCTTCTCCAGCACCGAGAAAAAGATACTGAGCAGCATCGTGAACGTGAGAAAACATATTTTTATCTGGTTTATCTGCATATCTTTCACCAGATACTTCCATTCTTTTATAAGCGTAACCACCTTCAAAACCCTTAATAAGTTGAGGGCAACGCCTGTCTATAAGTAGTGCTGGCTTACCTTCAACCATTTTAGTCAATTGGGAGGAGACTGACTCTAGTCTTAGGTCAACAGAGTTGGAGGGCGCAGGGTATGCTCTCAAGCCAGCACCGCGCAAAATGTGAAAGGGAGTTGATTCATCAGTCTGCGCTCTAAAATCTCCAGCAGGGTCTCCATAGATTATAACTTCGGAGGCTGCGGAGAATCTTGTTGCGAGTTCTTGTCGTAATACTTCTGCAAAACGGACAATGCCCATATCTATCGCAACAATTTCTGATTGAACAAACCAACGCCCTCTTACTTTCTGAGCAAGAACTGCGGCTGGAGTTAGCCCAAAGTCTATGCCAACATACACAGGTGTATTAGCGGCAACAGGTATTTCCTCTTTTGCTATGTGTACTTCACCAGCAAACATTGGATAAACAGGTTTTCCATCTTGGATATGACCCAAGCGATTCATAACATAGACATCAATCCAGCTTTTAGTCTTACCGCGAATAAGGTTTGAATAATAATTACCTAAGATGTTTTTTTGGTTTTCCGCTTTGGGGTTTTCTTTGTAGTCTTGGATTTCGCCTTCTTCGTCTTTGGCTTCGAGCATCCCACAAGGCTGGGTAAAGAAACTCCAATTGTCTGGTTTGACCAACATCTTAGCTTGCTCACGAGGAATATGATCTGGGACTGGAACTTCACCAGCCATAATGGGCCACCAATGATCTTCTTCAGGCGCGTTGGTATCGGCAATAACGCCAGACCAACTAGGACCACCATCACGCATAGAAGGAAAACGGCCAACACGCATCGTACAGGCATCAATAATAGACTTAGGAATCTCTCTCGCTTCGTTGATCCAGATACCTGTAAGTTCGAGCGAAAGAAGTTTTTTAACATCTTCAGGGCGGTCAAGAGCCAAGAATATAACTTCAAGATCTATCTCTCCTTTTTTAATGTGGTGTGTATATGGAACAGACCAATGAAACCTACCCCAATCAGCTTCGGGAAACCAATCAAGCCAAGTCTTAATAGTAGTAGTTCTTAGCTGTGGATTAGTGTTTCGAATAATAGCCCATCTACTTTTACGCAGTCCGTCTGCACCTTTCTTCTGTTCGAGGGCGCGTCTAAATACTTCGACACAACAGCCAACAGACTTACCAGATCCAACAGGGCCACGAATACCACGAAAAAAAGTGCTGTCCTTCATAAAAGATTTCAGCACTTCTCCATCTGGTTTATATTTAAAGTTAATCATCGAAGCCCCTTATCAACTCCAAACTTTATCATAGTCTCTGCAACATCAGGGCCGATGTTATCTATAACATTATCAACCATCTTATTAGTAACAAAGGACTTCCCATGCTTTTCATCGAAGTGTTGGAAGTGTACCTTCTTAACTATTCTTCGAAGCATAGTAAGCTCTTCAGGCTTAAGCATATTTACAAAGCTCACTCTTCCCAAGCCTCATTAACGTCAGGCGTAGAAGGGTCATCAGCTTTTAATCTGCCTTTGTCATCCCTAGCTCGTTTCTTTTTAGCTGGTTTCTTAGGGACTTCGTTAGTCCATTCTAATCTTTTAGACTCAGAAGTTCTTGTTGCACCTGTCCATGTTTCACCGCCAAGTTGATGAGTTCCCTCATCCCATAACTCGCCAGTGCTAGAAACTTTCCATCCCATAATTAACTCCTATATTGTTTTACTTTCCTAGCAATCGCTTTCGGTTGAGCCACAAATTGCTTACCCGAAGCCTTACCCTTTCGTTTAGCTCTGGTTGTAGCTGCATATTCAGCAGAACTAAGAGCAGAAATAGCCTTGCTAGGTAAGTACCGTTCACCAGTTTCACTAGACTTTTTCCCAGACTTAGTGCGCCACTTTTGCTTGCCCCAATTAAGCAAAGATTTTTGTGATGACTTCATGTTTCTCAAGTTCTTCTATCCAAATAGTTCCACAGCCAAGGTCATCGACTCTGCACTCAAAATTTATATTATGAATCTGAAGTTCTCTTATAATACTCACCATAATATTAATACTTGCAAACTCTATTTTCATCGGTATCCTCCTCCACGTTTTTTATATTCCTTGGCAAGCAGCTGCGCTTTTCGAGCAGACCATTGACCAGCAGCCGTACCATGTGTAGCCCTTGCTTTTATTCTTTTAAATAAAGACTTTCGCATTGTTGGTTTGGTATAGTTGCCAGCTTCATTTACCGCCACTGATCTTCTCCTGAATATTAATTAATTGATCTTGTATCTGATTATATCGAGGGCTGGAAACCGTCTGGTTTTCTCTAGCCTCTAAAAGAAAATTTAAAATCTTCATAATGCCTTTGGTGGCAAGCCCCTTACCCTTAGAAGAAAAGCGCTCACCTTCACCTTGCATTTTTTCTACAAGCCCAACACCAGCAGAATCCTCAAGTTGTTTTAACTCTCTTCGAAGAAGGGTCGCTTTCTTCTTTAGCGGTGCTAGGGAACGGTCAGCCATCTTTCTTTTTAGCCTTGAGGATCTTACGTTTTAATGCTGGGGGTAAACTCTTCTGCTTACCTTTGAGCATTGTTTTCTTCTTAGGTCTGCCGACCTGACTTCCATAAGTTCCTTTTCCTTGAGGCATAGTAATCTCCTATTTATACAAAATTGTATTTGTTCCTTTTATGCGTGTTGCACCTTTAAGATCTTCTGCTCTTTTCAAAAAAGTCTCAAGCTTTTGTTTTTTCTTTTCTAAAGAGGGCTTGCTTTCTTTTCCTTTAAGTAATCTAATACCACGCCTTATAGCAGTTACAGCATCTGCAATAGCATTAACCCTGTTACCTTCTAATTTATAATCTGGTATTGTGGCTAGTTCTTTATTTACTTGTCGTAGAAGAGTCTTGGACTTTCTAGCAAATGGAGCAATTTCTTTTCCAATATCTTCAGCCATTTTAATAATTAACCTTTAGCAATGAACGAGCTTGCATACCTGACGTTCTCATCTGCGGAACATCAGTTAACATCTTACTTTTCTGAACAGGGTCGCCCATGCTTAGAGAAGGAAGTGGGCCATAATCAGGTTTCTTCTCTTGGTAAATCTCTTCAGCAGGTTTTACTTTTTTCTTACCACCACCAAAACACATATCACTTCTTCCTATGTCTCTTTGCAAAATTTCTAGCAGACTCAACACTTCTAAATCCCCAAGCCCTTAATGCTAAAGCCTTGCGCGTTGGTCTACCTTTCTCATCTTTCATCGGGCCTTTCATGCCAGCAAACCGAGCAGCGAATGAAACCTTGCGACCCATCTTCTTCGAGCCAGCCTTGGGCTTACTCTTCACTGGAGGTTTTAAATTAGCCCCCTCTTTGCGCTTAAAGTAAGCACGACCAGCAGCGTTCAAGCCACCTTTAGGATTCTGATACTTCTTCGCTGGCATAGCCCTCACTCTTCAATGCAGCCTTTACCTTAGACATATCATCCTTCGGTGGATACTTCTCTGGCTTATCTTTAAAACGTGACATGGCTAAACCCTATAACAATAAAAATATTTATGACAACGCACAAATTACCTTTTTTAGAAATAATGTGAGTGAAAGAGTTTCTCTGTAACAGCTACAGCAACTTTTCCCCCACCCCCCTTGTAGCTACTAGCGCACAACAAAGAGTTATCCTAGGTCAATCGTAACGCGAATATCTCCAGCTACTTGCACTTGGCTTCGATCGATAGGCTTGTAGCCAGCGCGGTCTAGCAAATCCTTGGCAGCTTCAAGCTGGACATATTCGCTTTTGGCTCCTGTAGCTAGCCGCTTTACCGTACCAGCAGCAAGTGTAGCGGAGATACCAAACTCTTCGTTCATGCGCTGCATCAAGTAGCTCTGCACATGGGCAAGCTTTAAAGTCTTAGTTGCTGTAACTCTTCCAGATTCACCAGAAGCATAACCAGCGGCTTCAGCAGCCTGCCCGATACTACAGCCTTTTGCTACTAACGTGTCTATTAAGGCAGTCTGCTTTGCAGTCAGTTTCTTAGCTACGGCAATGTTCATTACTCATTCCTTTTTCTAAGTACGCAATATATATCTAGCTAACTACTGCAATGAGAGTCAAGATCATGATGAACGAAGCAATGAGGAATGAGTAAGCTTTGTTATCGGCTTGAAAGCCCCCCCTATCATCCCCCCCATCTACGGACTGACTGCAAGTCCTGTCAATTCGTTACCTTACGTCACTTGTGTATGGATACTACCGTGGGTACTACATGTTGTGGTTTGCCAAGCTACTAAGGTATTGACAGGATAGCCAGCGAGTTCATCGAGCGCACATTGATGTTTGCTCAACTTAGCATTGTGTCCTGACCACGTTTGACTAATAGCTCGGATTGCACCCTTCGACCACTGATCCAAATCATAGGCAGAAAAGCTTCGCAACCCCACTCATTTCATTCGGGGGTCAAGCAAGCAAGCTTGTGCGTAGCTCAGGGCCGCAAGTGCGGTTTCTGCTCTATGATATTGGGTGGTACGAAGGGCTGATCCTTCGCAACTTAGTAAAACATGGAGAACAAAATGGCTAAAGTTGAAAACATAAATGTAACGCTAGATAAACTAGCTAACTATACTGTAACTACACATAATGATGTAACTGGACAAGTTGCTAACGATTGGTTTATTAGCGATGTAGCTAGAACAATAGTTAAAGTTCCAATGTACGCAGCAAAAAACAAACGTGCTTACATTGATAAAATGCATGCTGACATGATGGCTTGCGTTGCTTTTGATTCAGATGGAACTGTCTTAGGTGATCAAGATCAAAGTGCAGACTACATTAGATTCAAAGAGAAATACGAAAGGTTAGCTCCCAAGATTGAGCTTGAAGCTATAGCTTTCGATCATGTCTTTGATGAATATAAAGCTTGGTTTCTAGAATATACTGGACAGAACTATGATTTACCACAGAAATCAAGTACAACTCGAAAGCTTAGCAAGCAAGAACAAGCTGCTATGAAAGCTATCGAAGCAAGACGAGTAGCTGCCGCATAGTGGCTACTTACAACACCTGAGCAAAGTGTAGAAACTGCTCACTAACATATCAACTAAAGAGAACGCTGGGAGTGGCCTTGTGCCGCTCCTTTTGCGCGGTAGCTACGAGGGTGGGCAGGGATATGTTATGCGACATTGCCCAGACTTTGTAAATTTAATGCTTGCAAAGTTTAGTAATTAAAAATAGTATTGCATATACGCAGTACATAAACATGGAGAACTAAATGAGTATTGAACTTAAAATAAACAAATCATTAGTGCCAGTTACAGTAACAATGAGTTACTATAAACTGGAAGATTTAGTAAATTTTCTTTCAAGCGACAGTGTCAAAGTTGCTTGTGAAAATAACATTACTTTGAAAATCTTTTCTACTGAAATCATAGATGAATTTCAAATTGTAAAGAAACAGATTGGAGGTCTGTAATGAATATGATGTCAACAATAAATGATTGGAACTTCCCAGTTGAAATGATGCCAACACCTAATGCAGTCACTGGCGAACCAGAGCCTGATGCATTTCAGGTTGTTCGAACAGATACTAACACTGTGCTTGGACATCATGGCTCACGCTACAAACTTGTACCTCATGACGATGTAGTAAACTCTATCATGGACGCAGTAAAACAATCAGAGATTACTACTGATTACAAAGAACCATCTATCAGTGTCTTTGAGAATGGTCGTAAAATGCGTGGTGAAATAGTATTTCCTGATCTTGTAGTTGAACCACAAGTCGATGATTATGTTCAAGCTAGAATAGTATTTACTAACAGCTATGATCAAAGCTGGAGTTTTTTTCAGTCAGTAGATGCTTTGCGTTTATGGTGTCTCAATGGTTGCACAACACCTGATGCTGTAGCTCGTAGTAGATACAAGCACACAACATTTCTTAATGTTGATGGCTCTGCTGCTAAGATCAAAGAAGGTATCAAACATTTTCATACACGCAAAGATGAATGGCAAAAGTGGATGAAGCGTAAGATCTCTAATGATTACGCTGAGATATTCTTCAAGAAAACAATAGCTAAAGGTTTTAGTAGGCAACAATCTGTTGACAACGTGAACCAAAAGCAAATGGAAAACCTGTTGCGTATTTGGGAGAACGAAACAAAACAACTCGGCAATAATCAATGGGCGTTATACAACTGCCTTACTTACTGGGCAACTCATACGCAAGATGCTCGAACGCCTCACGTTCAACGTCATAATCGTGAACAAGACATTGCCAAAGCAATGAAGTCAAAGATGTGGACTCAGTTAGATGTCTTTCAACAGGGAGTATGAGGATTGTAATCACTGCGATGGTAGAGGGTACTTCGAAGAAGGAGAGTATGCAGAATTTATATTTGTAAAATTAACTGCTGTTTGTCCTCATTGCTGTGGTCTTGGTTGGAATACAAAAGGCCTTGACACTGAAGAGGATCAGGTTGCATAACTGCAATCATGAAGTCGTATCTACAATTAGTAAGTGATAAAGCTGTTAAGGCTGATGTAAAACTTGAGGATGCTTTTGATAAAGCAGGGGCATCCCATACTACATATTGGAGAACAAAGAATAATAGGACTGAAATGAAATATGATACGGCATTGAGGGTGTTCAATGCAATCGAAGAACTATACCAGATACAACAAGGTCGTGAGTATTCCCAGCGATTACGAGAAACTAATCAAAGAGTTAATCCACGCTCGGTCAGAAGTAGGTTTAAGCCAAGAATTGTTAGCTAATAAAATAGGCTGCACCTCTTCACTGATACATAAATGGGAATCACACAAACGAATACCCTCTGGCTTTATGTTGATATGCTGGCTTGATGCATTGGGATACCAGATAGATGTCACGAAAAAAAGGCCAACGAATAACTTGTCTGTCGTGTCAAAACAAAACTGATTATTTTGTAGCCATACTTAAACGCAATCATGAAGCAACAAATGAAAAGTGTTGGTTTATTTGTATACATTGTTATGAGGGAGACAAATGGCAAACCGCAACAAGAACAAGGGAACTTACCACGAAAAGTGGTTCGTCAACTGGCTCAAGGAACAAGGCATTAAAGCAAAAAGGCAACCCCTCTCGGGCAGTTTGGGAGGAGAGTATTCGGGCGACATCAAGCTCGAACTCAACGGACAAGAACTGGTGGGAGAAGTAAAGTACAGAGATAAGTCTAACTTTCCTAGTCCTTTCACAGTCCTCGAAGGCAGAGACATTGCCTTCTACAAAAGACGGACAGGTAGTCCACAAACGCTAGTCATAATGAGTGGCGAAACATTTCAACAATTAATGGAGAACAATAATGGCAAAGAAAATAAAGACAGCAGTTGATGCTGCTGTATGGGAAGCAAACATAGGTCGTGTTGCACAATCCCCTACACTACAACGTGAAGTCTTACGCAAAGGATACTTCATAGACAGTGAAGCTATTCACGCTCGAAGAATCAAAGATGGTGAACCAGTTGGTGAGAACTGGCTCAAAGGTAAAAACAAAAAAGCACTCATCAAAGACCACGGACTAACTGAAAAAGACTTTGAAAAATATACTTGAACCTATTGCCTATATGCAATAGAGTGAAAGAAAAAGGAGAACTAAATGGATCGTAGAGGATTTATTGGCGGCTCGGATTGTGTCAAGATTATGCAAGGCGAGTGGCAAGAATTATGGGAAGTCAAAACTGGACGCAGAGAGCCAGATGATTTGTCAGATAATATTGCAGTGCAGCTAGGTACATTTACTGAGGACTTTAATCTTCAATGGTTTGAAAAGCAATACCAATGCACACTTGGAAAACATCAATGGGAAATCGAACAGCAGATTGGCAGAGTGCCAGTCCGAGGAACTATTGATGCTGCGTTTGGTTTTGTACCTGTTGAAGCCAAGCACACCAACGCATTTAATTCTATGAATGATATTATCGAACGCTATATGCCACAGATACAATTC